TTGCCACTTAAAATCATGCCACCGTCAGCAACAAAGCGTTTCTCGGCTTCCGTCAACAAATCTTGACAGACGCCGCCTTCACATAACTCATAATATTCTCTTAATAATTTCATTTTTTTACCTCTTCTTGCATTTCACCATCTAAAATAATTTCATCTACTTTTTCTTGAAGCTTTTCAAGTGATCCATTAGCTGTGTCAAATATAGTGTTTAAGTGTCTCATCACATTACTGGGCTTATCTATGCTGGGCCCTGCTAGCCCTAATCCCTCCAGGTCAGTTCTAAATTCTTTATGTACTGCGTATAGCTCGTCTCTTCTCGCTTTCAAAATAACATCTAACTTTTTAAATTTAGCCATTGTTTTGGACCGGGCAGCACGTTTACCGTGGGGAGTTTGATCAGGATCTGTGCCAGATATGGCTCCTCCCACTTTGGCGCGAAGACCAGAAGTGGCGCCTTTAATAGTTTCGCCGGCCCCGGCCGTTTTGGCGCGCAGTTTGTCCCACCATCCCTCTTGCAGATCATGTTCTTTGACAAGGCTCTCTATCTCTTCTCTAATTATTTTTTCTATAGCTTCAGGGAGTGAGTGCACAGCTAACTTCCCTTACAGCAGTGACGGACTGGCTGCAGCATCCACTTATTTGTCCAAATGTTTGTGTTCATATTTAACTCCGTGATCTCCAAAGACCATATTTAAAACGTAAGATGTTCCTGACGACACCCATCCAAGTAGGAAAAAGTTAGCGACGGAAACGTCATAGCTAAATAGTTCCGTAAAGGGAGAAAGTAGCATTAAAAACCAACCCACATGAAATCCCATGCACATCGGACATTTAAAAAGCTTTCCTAGCTTTCCTTTGGTGGGCCTTATTCTATCGAATAGTGTACCATATACAATGATTTGTGTTAAGCCGTAAGCGCATAGTATGAATGTTAATAGTTCCATATTGTTTCCTTATTTAGCTGCTGCTTGGGCTTTCTGTAAAAAGCCTCTCGTTGTTCCAAAAAGATTTTTAGCTACGTAGTCTACGCCGCCGACCATTTTTGAAATCCAGTCAACCCACACACCAACGCCACTTGAATATTCTCCCAATTTTTGAAAGATGCTCCCAAGGTTCTCTTCGAAATATTCGAATACTTTTGTTTTTATTTCCTCTCCTATTTCTTCCCTTGCGGCGGCGGTGAGTTCTTCTACTCCGCTGTCCATCAGATTATTAACTGTGGAGATGATGGTCGTGAGTTTACTCAATATATATTGAAGCATAACCATTAATGTCGAACCTACTAACGCCTTTTTCCAACTACTGGCCATACTCTCGTATTTGCCCTTAACGTTTGTCCACAGTTCTTTTATCTTTTCGCCAATAGAAGACAGCTTGGTAGGGGCTAATAAAGTGGCAACATTTTCCACAAATACGTCCAATTCTCCGAGACGTCTAATATTCATTCTCTCATCTAGGGTGCTGATATATTCACCGACCATGGAGGGGTTGCGAAATATAATCCAGAGTGAGTGCATTAATCTACCTACATTTTCTCCAAATTGTTTTACCCATGCAGCGCCATTCTGGATGGCTTCCCGGGCTTTGTCACCGAGCGCCCGGGCTCCTTGTTTTACTTTATTAACCGCATCGTCAAAAAAAGCTTCAAGGAGTAATTGTTCTTGTAAGATTTGCTCTGAGAGCTTTGCTGAGAATGGGTACGACTCGTTCAGCGGAATGGCTATTCCCAAAACCTTAGTGATATAGTCGTGGCTCTCCAATAAGCTATTTCTATTGCGCACACTAAAAGTGCGCCAGTTCTCCATTATTAACTGCATGTCAGACATGGCGCGCTCCTATACTGTATACAAATAGCCCATTGCGTATGAATCACGTACATACCCCGGGCGAATCGAGCCCTTCTCTACTGCCTGTGGAACATCGCCCAACTCCGTAGAATCAGCTTTGTCTGGGTGTATGAGTTCGTCATCGCTCATAGAAATAATGGCGTCGGTACTCTCGAAATATGGGCGCTCTTCATCGATAAAACTAGAAATGTTGATTAACGCTAGTTTGGAAGCTTTAATAGATTCGTCAGACGGTTCCTGTATTGTAGCTTCGTATGAACCAAAAAATGATCCGGCACGAATTGACTCGGGAATAATAATACCGCGCTTTTGGAGATGCGTAAAGAGGCGGTTCTGGGCGCCGTACACCATGTCGTTAACCACGTCTTTGGGAAAAGCAATAACTTTGCTATTAGAGGGAGACAAGACAATATCTATATCTCCGTGGTCAAACACCATGACATCCCCGCTTAAACTTTTTCGAGCGTCAAGCTCTAGTCTGACTTTCTTTTCATTGGACTTCTCTCCAACCTTAATTACTATGGCCATCAGTACTAAGCTCCTTTGCAAGTTTTTGTGTTTTTAAAATTGTTGTCAACAGCTTTTCGTTAATACCCTCTTGAGCATATGACTCTAAGGTGCTTAATACCTGGCGACTCTTTTCAACCATCTCTGAATCCTTTCGCACATCTTGGTGCTCCGGCGCCGCAGACATAACTTCCTTCAGTCGAGAAATCTCTTCATTTAAAAATATTTTCAATGATAATCCATTGTCTGCAAAAGAAGATATAAACCTAGACAGAAGCTCTTTTTGCTCATCTAGTAATTCACCGTCATACTTCTCGTTGAACTTGTTAACAAACGTGCGATAAACAACACCATCGATTGGCTGATCAAGTTGGGTGATGTGGGGCTCTTTCTGCATCTCAAGGACAATTTGGTTTTCAAGAATGATTCGGTCTTTTGGGCTTGTGGCGTCAGAAAAGATCTGATCAATCGTAGCTAAACGTTTATAGTTGGGAACAAAATTATTAAACACAGTTGGAGAAAGCTCCTTATTGACATCGTGAATCAAGTCTGTCTGTGCGTTAAAAAGATCGGGACTTGACATCATTCGCCGCTGAAGTTTAGCTTCCCTTAAAATCTTCTCGCTGGTCTTCGGATCAAAGTCCTGGCTCTCATATAAGGAACGATAACACTCTAGATCTCTTTTTAGTACTGAACTATTTCCAAAGTGCTTTCTCATAATAGAGACAATTTTACGTTGTCTGTCCTTATCGTTTTTTAAGATCGCAACGGTATTCTCCCTCACTAGGGCTTCATATACAAAGGCCGTGTTGCGTTTCTTATTGTGCTTTATCTTCATCCTGTTGCTCCATTAAAGTTTTATTATTAAATTCAAGATCGCTCAAAAGAGTTCGTACTGATTCATTTATTTGAAAGACACGGTCTTCCTCAGCTATTTCTCTCTGACTATAAGTAGAGTGGTCATACTCTGAAATACCTATTCCTATTCCAGCTCCATTTTTTAACGCAGCTAAGTCTGTCAAGCCCGGAACGATATTTCTTAGCGTGCTTGAGCTTTTCTCCTTAGAGTATTTAGCTGCATTTGATCTGGTGCGGGCGCCGGCAGATCTGCGGTCAACGCGCTTTGGATGATAAACCTTGCCTTTGGCTCCCGGTGTCAATCTAGGAGAGTTTCGAGATCCTGGCGGTACAGCAAGGAGCGGTGAGTCGTCACCTGCAGCCTCATCTCCACCTGCGTCACCGGCCGGCATTTCTTCTGGTCCACCCAGATCGCCCTCGAGATCTCCACCTAAGTCACCACCTAAATCATCGCCTCCTAAATCGCCACCAAGATCGCCACCAAGGGATCCGCCGGCTTCGCCGGCTGCTGCAGCTTCTGCGACCGCTTGAAGAGCTGCGTCGTGTTCTCTATCATAATACATTTCTCGTTGATTGCGAACGAATTCTTCGTTAGACATCGCAAAGACGTGTTCAGCTACCCAGCGACGTGAAAAGTAACCTTCCGTGGCTGAGCCGGCGATATCAAACTTCTGCTTCCAATGCTCAAGCTCTTGAAGCTCTGCAATCTTTGAGGGGTTGTTTAAGCTTAGGTCGAAGCCCAACAAATCATCCCCGCGGAAACCCAAGGTATACAAGTGGATAATCCCGATCTTTGTTAGTTCTGCGATAATGACTCGCTGTAATCTCTGCACGGTGCGTGAGAACCGAATGTCCTTCTGGGCTAAGGTGGTCTTGTCTTCTGCGGCGCCTTCGCCCATGGCAAGATATGCCTGGGGGATCTTTAACGCAGAGAAGAGCTTGTCGCGCAAGTACTTAATGTCGTCAATCTGGGTAATGTTTTGTGCTCCCGCTAAGCTTTCGATTGCCGTGGCTGAGCCCGGTCTAACCGGCAGGAAGTAATCTTCCTCGATAGACATGGGATTGTATCGTAAATCGACGCGACCAGTGCTCTTATCAACAACCGAGTGTCTCTTTAGGTTTGTTACAATCTTCTGCATGTATTGCTCCACATCTTGTGGAGGGATAGAGCCTACGTCGATCTTGAAAACGCGGCGCTCGGATGAACGCACCACACGATAAGCCATCATTGCATCTTCCATAAGTGTCAATTGGCGCCAAATGCGACGTGCTGGCTCAAGAACAGACGTACCATATGGCGAATATTTATCATTTCCAAGAATGCGGAAATGCGCAACTTGCCAGTTTTCAAACGTCATGCCGCCCGAGTTCCATTGGTATTGAATATAGTTGGGGTTCGTGGAGTCAAGCCCCTCTAATCTTTCAATCTCGCTAGATGGAAGCGCAATTACGGACTGGACACCATATTTGTCATCGATGTCCAAATAAAGAAAGAAGTCACCATACTTGCACATTGTTCGTGCCCAGCCAAAAAGATTATATTTGAGATTTAAAATGCTGTCAAACAAAATTGCAAGGACTGCCTTGATTTCTTCATTGGAACATTTAATATTGAGCATTGGACGTAATTCAGAATAAGTTGTCATCTCGTCTGCGTAGATGTCCATTGTCGAGGCGATCTCCGGCATGTATTCCATTTGATCGAAATCTATATAACGCTCGGCACGTTGTTGGTTTTGAATAGCATTAGTTGAAATCGTGTCTAATGGATTATAAAGAGTCTTCTTAAACTGTTGTCCAGAAGCAGATTTAAATCGACTTGAAAATTTATCGAGATGCTGGCGCCGAATGCGGCGGCCTGACTGCGATCTATAGTTTATGATCGGGCCCGAGAAAAGACGGGTCAAAGCCTTAAAGAGGCTATTTTGGGAATTGGCAGGGTTTTTATCGTTAGGGGGCATTTATTGTCTCACTTTATAATCCATTTATATTGGCTATATAAATCTTTTGCATCACTCATTTTATCAAAAACGTTATCTTTTTTATAGCCTTCTTGTCCTTTAATTTGAGTATTCATAGTAGTTTTAGTAGTATAGATGGCGTCTACAAATGCTTTTTGATAATTTAAATCTCGCGCATTTGCTTGAATAGCTGTATCTCGGACCCAACAAGCGATGGCAAGAGCCATGATTAAGTCATCATGGTATCCTTTCATTGCTTGTGGTTTACCATTCCTCCAAATAAAAGTTTTCATTTCGTTTGTTGTACGAGATGAATATATCTTAATTAGTTTGTTTCTAATGAATTCTTCTAGTTTTGCAACAATGAGAGGGCGCGTTTTCATTGTCGTAGAAAACCCCG